TTACATCCGACAGCCTAATAACGATCATGTTGGCTGGGCCTATGTTGTTTTGTACGGCAACGATCCCGAAGAAACTGTGTCTGATTATGGCGACAATGGCTTTATGGATACATGGAACAACACCTACAACGCTTTACTGAAGGAGCAAGAAAATGCTTGATAGGGACATGGTAAAGCGGGTTCTTGGCTGGCAACACGGTAAGTTTGCAGGCGTAAAGGTCTTAACGAAAAGCGGTAACGAACGATATGTTTTGGGCCGCGTAGACGGCACATCTTATAACTCAGGCTACATCTGTTGTTTCTGGAACAACAGGCGCAAGCGTTTTGATTTAGGGCGCGTAATAGCCATGATGTCTGAAAACGGTCATACCTTTGTGTCGGGTCAACATTTTAGCCACGAAAAGTGGTTACAGGTAAACAAGTTTATTAAGGAGGCCGCATGAACCTCACTGACTTCGCCGCGTTGATTGGTTTCGCTTGCGGTATTATCGTGGGCGGAACTATTGTATTTTTTACTTTAACTTTTTTATGGATATGCTGAAAATGAGTAGTCAAGATATGGATCGTCTGTTGGACGAAGTGTTTGCAAAAGTGTTCGGGAGTAGATGGTGATGTTAAATCTTATAAAGATAAATATGCTGTTTCAGGAACAGTTTGTTGATCTGAAGGCAAGATTACATTCGGATCACATAATTGCTTTTAGTTTTATTTACGAAACAATTGAGCAAATGAACCTCAACGACTTACAAAAGGCTTTATCTTTGCCGCAAGCGAAGGTTCACAGATCTGCAAAAAATCTTAAAGAAGCTGGTTTGATACACATGTTTAGGTGCGAAAAAGACAGCAGAATGATAACAGTAGTTATTACGCATAAAGGACATCTACTTGCAGAAAAAATAAATAAACTTTTGGCCTCTGATAAGTCCGAACTTATCAGTGAAGTTATGAATAACGTATCCAAAGTTACGGATCAAATAAAAACAAAAAATAAAATACGGAAAGCAAGTGATTCTGGAGAGTTTGCAAATTGCAGAAAAGGTATAATCCAAGTCCTTAAAGATAGAGGTGAAACTTTTTTGGAGGTTGGGGCAAATTACGTTAAAACTAAAAGAGGCATAGTAACCAAATCTGTACTGATAAAAAGATCAAGCGCCTTCAACATTATTGAATTGATAGACTTCATGCGCAGTACAGATTTGAAAAATTATAACGAGTTAATGACGCCGACGAAACGAAGCGGAGGACAAACATAATGGCTAAGTGGAAAGAAATACCGTTGGGCATACCGCTGAAACAGCAGTTCGATAACTTCGCCGCACTCGCCGCGCTTCAAGAAACTAGGCAAAAAGAATGTAGCCAATGCAGCGGAGAAGGTAAGGTCGAAACCGACGTGCCGCGGCCCGCGAACTTCGGACGTGACATAGGTGAGTTGTATGTCGAATGGCTGGCCTGCGAAGATTGCAACGGGTCAGGGAAAATTAACTTGGAAGATGATGGGGAAACCGATTAAACTTAAACATACTGGAGGAGAGGAACCATGGACGAAGTAGAAAAAACCATTAATAAAATTTTGGAAAGTTGTCCAAAAGAAATGTCGCCCCCAACAATGTCTGCAATCATAGCAAACATCATCAACCTATATAACTTCTCGCACCTCTGGCCGCTGGTCGTCGCTCAAACAACCGCAATGCTCGAACTGCACCAGTGCGAAGAAGATGCAACAGACGCGGTAGAAGATGCAGACGCCTTCCTAGATAAAATAACAAAAGGAAGCATGCACTAATGGATGATGAACGCCTGATAGACGTGGTGAAAGAAATCAAAAGACTAAGGGACGAGCTTTCCGAAAAACAATGGAACGATCTCGACACCGGATCCGTAGACCGCCGACTGCGGCACTTTGAAAATCTAGCAAGACAGGGAGAATTTTATGAGCCTACTTTCTGAACAAAAACTAACGCCGTTCCAAGAGAACGAACTGCAATGGTTGCGAAAGCAAGTGGATAGGTTCCAAGAAGACAAATATCGAACGGGCGAAGTCGCGGAAACCAACGCCCTAAACGTTGACCGCAATCTTTTCATCGCAAGAGAAGAATTAAGAACGTTCGTTTCAAGTTTAAGAGAAGCAGGAAAGAAAATATGATTTACGATATCTCACATAAATTGGCAAAAGACGGGTTCGATAACGCCCTAGAAAACACCCAGCAGGGAGACACCATAATCTACCACGTAGGTGAGTTCGCCGCCGGAAAACATAAGCACAACGCCCTCTACGCCTACGAGGGTGGAATGGTTAAACTGGTTCAGAAAAAGCTAGGCAAATTTAAGTTTCAATACCTCGCATTGCGAACGAAGAAGAAGTTTAAGAAATAGGTGTGGTTTACATTCTCCCATATATGTGTTAAAGTCTTTAAGAGGGTTTCCGGCTCTGCCCTCAATGCTTTTTGACAAACCTTGGGATTGGTCCGGAACGATCCCATAATTGGAGAATGTTAATGGATAAAATCACAGTAGAACCTAACAGTAGAAACATTTGGGTTGAACTCGAAAAGGCTGAAACATTTGAAGAGGCCAAAGAAAATTGTGAATTGGCAACTAAACTAATTCACAAAATGGGTGTAGAAAAAAGCGCAAAGTTTTATGCGGTAGAAAATCAAAAGTATACTAATACATTCTATAACTTCACATGGAGCCACATGTCTGGATTTACCGAACTAGATGATCGTGGCACATGGTTCAACTTAGATTACCTAGCGAACAACGAATAAATAACCAAAGCTCGCGGTCTACGGATCGTGGGCTCTTTTTTTAGAAAGGGAGAAAGATATGAAAAGAACAGTACACTTTGTTGGGTTCAGAACAGACGCCCAATACAGCGCCGCAGTCCGCGTTTTTGGAAAGCCCGACTTTATTCACTTGATCCACGACTATCGAATGTATGGGGATATTGGATATCCCATTGACCCGAAAACTGAAATAGTTGTGCTTGGGGAAAAGGGATACGATAAACCTGATCCAAATTATAACGATCAAGACCATATGAGACATTAATCAAACAGGAGACGCGATAATGAACAGCCTAATATGGTGGGTCACGCTGATGGCATACATACTAATCGGCGTGACAATTACGGCGCAATTTCTGTGATTGCCGCAACCTGTCTAGCGCTAACCCTATACTTCGAAGCCCGTGGAGAAAGCGAACACGGCCAGAGAATGATAGCCCGCGTCGTGGTCAATCGAATGAAATCTCCAAAGTTTCCAGACGAACTATGCGACGTAATCATGCAACCAAAACAGTTCTCGTTCGTTCGAAATGGAAAGATACCCAAGCCAAAAAACAAAGCCGCTTGGGAGAAATCAAAGGCCCTAGCTAACGAAATTCTGCAAGATACCCGCCTTCTGCCCTACAGTAAGGCAAATCACTTTCATGCGACTTACGTCAACCCTTTTTGGGCGCGAAAATTGTATAGACTTTCTAAGCACGGTCAACATATATTTTACTCTTCGGATCACCCAACCGCCGTGAAAATAAGCCCTAGACCCCAAGAAAGACCTCTAAAATTGCTGGACTATCTACGCTGATTATGGTCTAAAATATAGCGTGGGTGGTGAATTTTAATAGTCTTACCATGGGGTTAAGGCGGTTGAGGTCTCGCGCTACAAATGTGCCAACTGAATAACGCAGCCACCCACACCAAACCCGCAGTGTTACTACTCCCCCTCGAAGAAAAAGTTTCTTGGGTCGCGGACCGCGGAACTTAAATAACGCCGTTACTGTATATAGAGCTGAAAAATAAAAAAAATAAAAAAAGTGTTTTCAAGCCGTAACCCCTGTAACTTATGTAACTTGACCTTTAACTGTATATATACAAAGGATAATTTTGGTTACATAAGTGGTTACACCGAGCAAGTAGTAAAATGTAACCAAAAGAGAGTTGTTAAAGAGCGATACTGCCTAATGGGGGGGTGGGGGATTTTTTTTATTAAAAGATTTTTCTGGCCTATATAACAGGAACGGTTGTATAAGAGTTTTATCTAATAGTTAAACTGTGAGAGGCGAGCATGGCTGTAGTTAAAAGAGGGCGTCCCGTAAAGAAAACAAAGTTTGGGATAATACCCTCTCCGCTTCTGATTAAAGAGCGGGCGGTTCCAAAACATAATAAGCTTGTAGACCCCGATAGCCCGCGTTCAGATCCCCGTGGCCGCAAACGTATTTCTGTAGATACTAAGCTTACACGCAAACAGGAGCTTTTTGTTAAAGAGCTTGTGAGCAACGATGGCTTGATAACTTTCAAGGAAGCCGCGATAAAAGCAGGTTATCCAGAAAGTTCTGCACATACCCGTGCTTATGAATTGACCAATCCCCACAAATGTCCGCACGTTGTTGCCGCCATTAAAGCGTACCGCGCAGAATTAGACGCTAAGTTTGACGTAAACTACGGCAGGCATATTAGAGCGCTACAACAGATTAGGGATGTGGCTTTGGAAAACGGCGCTTACTCTGCCGCTGTTCAAGCAGAGTATCGAAGGGGCCAAGCGCAAGGCGATATTTACGTTAGTAAGTCCGAGATCCGTCACGGTAGTATTGACAGTATGAGCAAGGAAGAAGTTTTAAAAGCTTTAAGCGATTTGAAAGAAGGCTATGGCGCAAACGTTATTGACATTACC